GCCTTCAGCATGTCCAGGTATTGACCACGGCTTTTAGTTGGGTCGGGCAAGTGCTTCATCAGCAGCTTGTCGGTGTCCACCCAGGCTTCGGTGATCCGCTTATCTGCCGTGATGTATTCGTGGCAGAGGTATGCCCACCGATAGCCGTGGCGGGAGTGAATTTTCTCGTTCTGGAAAATCAGCCCCTGGCCGCAGTCGAACGGGTAACGCATCCGCGTCGTCTCGCCCAGCACCCAAAGCCGTTCAATCTCTTCGCGCCAACCGGGTTCCAGCACTTCGTCCAGATCGACGCTGACACACACGTCGATGTCGGCAGGCACTAGGGCCAAGGCAGCGTTGCGCGCCACGTCAAACCGCCATGGGCGAACGGAGATGGTATGCACCAGCGCGCCGCACTTCACGGCCAATTCCGCCGTTTCATCCGTGCTGCCGGTGTCGGCAATCACGATGGCATCAGCCTCGCGGGCGGCTTTGCAGAAGCGTTCTACAAATTGTGCCTCGTTTTTGGCGATGGCATAAACGGCGATTTTCAAAGGTGGCCTCGTTATCAAGCCCCAGCGCACGGCGTATTGGGGGCGGTTTGCGACGATCCAGGGTCGCGCCTCGTCGATATGGCGCTCGTTGTTATGCCCGATGGTGGACGATCCGACATGATGCACATAGGCACGCGACACGAAATGCTGATAGCCCAGCGCCGAAAGGTCGGCGCACTGCACGTCGTCTGAATACCAGTTAGTCGGAGGAAATGGTGCGGCTTCAAACGCCTCGCGGCTGATCCACGCCAGGATAGGCGAAACCGCATCAACCTCCACCGGGTCGGGATTCCGCATGTGGTGGATGTTCTGACAATAGCGCACGGAGTCTGATCGTGCAGCGACAAGGCCAAGGCGCGGCACCGTAGCGCGCAGGGCGGCGACATCCTCCATCAGCACGCGGAGGGTCGAGGGGTTCAGGACGATGTCGTCATTGGCAATCAGAATTTCGTCGTGCGTCTCAAACGCATCCCGCATCGCATAATTGTATGCAGCGCCGAAATTGCCGTGGCCGGTGCGGAAGACTTGCAACTCGGTTTGTAGCGCGCCGTAGGCATACACGCTCTCGCGCATCACGGTCAGCGGCGAAGGCCCGGAGCCGTCAAGCCGCGTCGTGCATACGACAAGCGGAATCATGCGCGCCCAAGAACCATCAAGCCGTTGTTGTTTTGGTAGTGCTCTTTGATTTCCCAGTGCGGAAACGTCGTCAGGAATTCCCGCACCGCTTGCAGCAGTCCCGGCCCGCCGCTTTCGCCGCGCTCACCAAATGTCACCGTGTCGTGCAGAACGATGTATTTTCTGACGCTGCCGTGGAAGGTGAATAGCTCCCGCCAAAGCTGGCCGTAGTTGTGCAGCGTGTCGATGAAAAGTAGGTCGGTCTCGGCAATGGTGCCGAGTTTCAGCGTGTCCGCCTGGATAAATTTCGCCTGCCTACCCTCTTCAAATGCCACCTCAAAAAGGCGCAAGGCGGCGGGATGCTGCACGATGTCATAGCTGACCAGCTGCGCCGTTGACATCATGAAGGCGCAGGTGCTTGCGCCCCAGCGCACGCCAAACTCCGTGACGTGATCGCACTCGTTGGCTAGTTGCAGGAGGGTCGGAAGATGTTCATTGATGTCGCTGGTTGTCCTGACCGCCGCGTCATAATGAGACTGGATCATTTGTCGGCTTTCGTATCAAGCTTTGAAAAGATGGCCTTGAGCATGTCTTTCATCTCCGTGATGTCCTGGCGGTAATCCGCCTTGCTGACATACGAAGTGTGCATCTCGCGCTCAAGCCTGATCAGGCTTTCCTTCAGCGCGCCAATGGCATCCCAGACTGTCTTGAGCAGCCAGCCGAAGCCGGCCACCCCAAGAGACATCATGGCGTTGAAGATATCTTGCTGACTCATCACGGCACCTCTGGCCAAATCACGTTAAGGGGAAACCCATCTTGATTCGGAATATCACGCAACGCCTGCCGATAGCCAGCCCAGGCGGCTTTATCTACGGGCGCGTCAGCCACTTGCGTCCAGTCGCATTCGGCCAACAAAGCGTCGCGCTTCTCGCGCGCCGCAGAGGCAAGACGGTCATTCTCGCCAGCAGCCCACGCCGCCTCCTCCGCGTCCCGCTCAGCTTCTTCTTCTGGCGTGAAGGGTATGTTGCCTTCAGCCGTCGCGCGAAATCTTGCCATGGTTGCCTCAGCTATTTTTGATGCCGTAAAGGCGGAAGGTGCCGGTGATCGTGCCGGAAGCGCCCAAAAATCTAACGCCCGTCAAAGGAGTGATGGCGTTGTAAAACGCTGAAGTAGTAAAGTTCGTTATAGTGCCGCCGTTCCAACTGTGCCCTACTATGTTGCATATTTTATATAAAGATGAAGATAAAGGATTATATACGTAACAAATAAAATTATTTGAAATAGCACTTGATGCTGTTGGGCTGCCAGGAGTAAGCACTATTTGATTTGCGGAGGATCCTCCAGCTCCGGTTGCTGCTCCTGTATTATAAGCCTGCGCGTAAGCATAAAGAGCAGATGATGAATAAGCACCAGAAATTTTGAATCTTATATAAGTTGTAGTAGAAGCAGAAAGCTGAATGCCACTAGCTACAATTGCATAGTTTTCGTATGTACTATCAAAAGTCGTTTCAATATCCGCCGTTGCGGCAGCAGATGCTGTGACGGTCGAAAGATAAACCCAGCTTCCAGGCGCGGGCGGCGTTGTGCTTGCCCAGGTCGTGCCGTCGCTGGTCAGGGCGTTGCCGCTAGCGCCGGGCGCGACGACTTGCAAGGCGCTTGTGCCGTTGCCTAGCAGGACGTTGTTGGCCGTGAGAGTTGCTAACCCCGTACCACCATAGCTCGCGCTAAGAACGCCGCCAGTGCTAGCGCCAGGGGCAAGGTTGGATAGGTTACGCGGAATGGTCATTGCGGGTTTCCGTCGATAATGGCCGTTGATGTATCTCTATCAATCTTTAGCACGCCAAAGCAAACGATGTTATAATCTTCGCCGTCAGTTTCTTTTTCGCTTTTGACAGACACATGAATATCTAGGTGCTTGAAAAGGTATTCACGGTCATTTTCAAACACGCGCCAAACATGATCCACTGTACCACGCCCAGGCTCTCCGCGCGATTTGTTGAACCGTATGCGGTACTTGTTCATATCACTTCTGCCGGTGGCAGTGGCTTGCAATGATTAATCGGCGCAGCCTGCTGAACCGTCAGATTAAAATGCACAAACTTGATAGGCTTGTCGCTTGCGTGCCGAGTAAACGAATGAGCAAGCCAAGCGTTTGAGAAGATCATCAACCCTGGCTTGGGTTCAAAATTGATCATGCTGCTGGCCACGGTTGCCTGAGACACGTCCCCTTGCGGCAAATCAATCATAGTCTTGGCAATACGCGGGTCATGGAATACCACGCGAGAGGAACCTCCAGGAACCTCCAGGAAATAGAAGCCTACAATCTGCGCTCCATAACCATGCGTGTGCTGCTCCATAGCCGAATGCTTATGGTGTTCCTGCGTCCACATCTCAGTGAACATCACGTTCTTGTCAGCCATGGCATAGCCTTGATCAGCCAGGATGTTCCAAGCAGACATGCCAATGAACGTAGAAAATTCAGCAACCCGAAGATCATCGTAATAGCTCCCGCTCATAACGGCGGGATAGATTTCATCAACCGGCTTCTCTTGCTTTGCCAGCAATTCTTCCGACACAGCACTGACAGCCGCTAGAAAATCAGGGCGTTCAATCGTGTAGACGGGACTGCCAAAATGGTACGCCGCTTGCAACTGCGGCTGAACCGGCAACTCTAATGGCGCGGCATTACACACTCGGCACTTCCTCCCACTGCCAGCCCAAGAAATCAAACTGGTATTGCTTACCGTCGCTTGGATAACTAGGCGCTTGCTTCCAATTGTTTTCGGCTCCGCACCAAAAGACAATCGTACCCGGCACCGGATCGGGACAAGGTATCGGAGGTATATACGAGCAAGTTGGTTCGTCAAACAGCCATGCAGACCAGTTTTCAACTTGCCGTTGCGCAACCCAGGCGTCTTTCACAATCTGCTGCTTGTTTGCAATTTCAGCCTCAGTCATTGGCCGCACTGACCACACATCAGTCCAAACACCATCAATTTTTCGATAAATTGGTTGTTCAGATTCTAAAACTTCATATAAACCAAGATTTGGACGCTCAACGCGAGTGAAAGGTTCCCAATTACTGGGAATAATTTTGAAAACTTCAATAATATTGTCTTTAAATGCTGGATGATTAACTGTGATTTCATTTTCTACTTGTATAAAAAGTTCCATTTTTGATCACCCTTAAAGTTTGCGAATCGCAAAAACACCAGAATATCCAGGTCCGCCCGGTCCATAAGTATTTCTTCCGCCGCCGCCGCCACCACCATACAATCCACCTGTACCTGCTGGAGGCCCTCCACAACTACCGCCATTACCTCCGTTGGTCCCTCCACTTGTCCACGGCGAAATTGTTCCAGAACCCTGACCGCCTCCCGCCCCATTGGAAGAACCAACAGTCCCTGAGGCTCCTCCGCCGCCACCAGCTAAAGTTCTGGAAGATGCTCCACCGCCACTGGAGCCGGGCCAATCACATCTAGATGTTGATGCCCCTGGACTTCCGCCTAATCTGCCGCCACAACTTGCACCTGAACTACCACCAGCTCCAAAACCTGCGTTACTTGTTGATCCGCCATACGCACCACCAGCTGCCCCTCCTCCACCAGAACCCCAGTTATTCCCACTACCATTACCGCCACTGCCACCAGAAGCTGCCACTACACAACTAAAACCTGACGCAGTATAAGAAACCGTACCTCCTGATCCGCCGAACCTACACGAGACAGGGCTTACAC